AGTTCAAGAAGAAGTTCAAGAAGAAGTTCAAGAAGAAGTTCAAGAAGAAATTAATAATGAACTTGAAGATCCAAAAATATGTCATAAAAAACTGTTCGAAGAATATATTGGCTTTATGACTGTTAATTATACAGATTTAATTAATAAATATGTTGATAAATATGGTCATAAAAATTGCATAAGAGGAATTAAAATAAGAGGTTCTTATAGTTCTCTAGAAGAAGCACAAAAAAGAGCTAAACAACTACAACAAACAGATAATTTTAATGTATTTGTAGGCGAAGTTGGAAAATGGGGACCATTTAATCCAATAAATATTAATGATGTTACACCTGAATATCTTGATGATCACCTTAATCAACTTGTTCATCAAAATCAGGAACAAATAAATCAAAACGAAATATCATTTAATGCAAGAAAAAAGAAAAAAATGCAAAATAAAAGAATTGTTAATAAAAAATAAATTAACTAATTAAATCCCAAAGCTCTATCTAATCGTAAGGATTTTGTTCCAGTTACATTTGTATTTTTTGGTCTATCTAATGGTTGTAAAGGTTGACTCTTATCACGAAGATATATAATATATTGTTTAATTCGTGTCAATAATCCCGGAACAACTGCTTCTACTACTATATCATTCAATTCTTTAATTTGTTTTTGAATTTGACAATTTAAATTTTTTGAATGTTGTAAAAATACAGATCTCATCATAATAGATAATTCCATTGCATTTTGCTCATCGATTATGAATCTTTTTCCAGAAATTTTCCATATTTCATATCTAAGACGGATTTGTACTTCTTTTCTATTTGCTAAAGAAAAAAAAAGATTACTTAATTTTGTACATTCATATCCACCATTTAAAGCAGATTCTTCAATTGTATTATTAATTGGAGCTGTCATTTCAAAAGGAGCACGTTGATCTGAACTATCTGGCAATATTTGTCCTCTTTCATTCCATAAATCATCATAAGAACGGTTCATTTTCATTAAACTTGTTTTATCTGGTTTTATATCCATTATATCTATATAGTTATATTAAATATAAAAATTTAACTAAAATGTTATTTGATAATATAAAATAATAATAAGAAATTGAATTAATATTATTTTATATTATACTAAATATGTATAGTAGAGTAAAAAAATTAAAAACCGATTTAAATAATGTCCCAACCAATATTTTTTTAAAAACTATTGGTATTAAACAGATATATATAACCAATTTTACAAAATATAATAAAAAAGAATTAGAAAATGAAACTAATAAATTAAAAATATTTAGATTATATTTAAATTATGTCAATACTCATTATAATATATATGAAAGTAAATCTTTTAATGATGAAATTGAAGTTTTTAGATTATGTGGTTTTACTAAACGGGCAGGGAATCGCTATGTAAATTGTATTAAACATATATATAAAAGCGATTCTACTATAAATTGGATATATCGAATTGTAGAAAGTATGCTTAATGATACATCTCATATACATTTAAGTAATTTTTTTAAAGACTGTTATAAAAATATTAATGAAAATTTTGACGAAGAAGACTAGAATTGTAAAAAAATTTATAATAATTTAATATTTATAAAAAAAATTAACACTATCACTAAAATTATGATACTAATCATACTCATAATTATTAAGCCATTATTATATCTTTCATCTAATTTATCTGATTTATTTAATTTACCAGAGACACTCTTGTATTGTCCTTGCCGATTTGATTTATTATTTGCAATTTTATTTACGATTTTATTAAATAATGTTGATGTATTTGTTGTAAAAGCTCCCATTGCTTTAGTATCTAATTCTATATTAAGATCATTATTTGGTAAAGGTTTATAATTAATTTCATCTACATTATCATAAATATATTTTGTACTCTTTGTTTTAGATGAAATATTTTTATATTTTTTTTTATCATATTTATTTGTGTAAAGCTTATCAGTAAGCCATTTTTGTTCATCAAAAATTTGTTCATTTGATACTTGGTCTCTGTATTTTGGACTTTTATTTTCTGATACTATACCATAAGGAGATTTTTTATAGGGATGTGTATAAATTTTATCATATAACCATTTACCTTTTTTTGAATTAAATTTAGTAGGCTTAAATTCAGTAGGCTTAAAAGGAGGAGAATCTATTTGAACTACTTTACTTGATACGACGGAATCAACTGGATATAATATTTCTTGACTATGTGGTAATACTTTAATTAAAGATTTTTTACAAACTAATTTATTTTGAATCATATTTTTTTCTTTTATTTTCATTTCATTTATTTTATTTTTAAAAATATGTTCAACGGCTATATTTTCGGCGGATTTATGTAAAATATGCTTATTTTCTTTAATCCATTTATTTAAATTAAAATTTGACATTATATCTATATATATTAAATAGGATTTATTTTTACATTCAAAGTTATAGTATAGATAATTAAATTAAGCTACTTTCTGACACAATTTAAATTACATTTTCGGAATTATAAACTAAACTCTAAACTATAACTAATTTATCTGCATTAGAAGTTATTCGTTCATATAATTTTTTTATGTGTAAATATTTTTTACGAGTATATAAAATAGAAAATTTTTCAACATTTGCGAATTTAATTAATGATGGTATTGTCTTTACATTTATATTATAAAATTTCAATAAAGTAATTCCTTGTTTATTCATAGCAAGAGTATTTGATAATAAATAACGTAAAATTTTTTGTGAAATTGATGAAATTAATTTTTCATCAAAATAATTATTAATATTTTTTATATTTCTTAATAAAATATCATATTGATTTTTCCGAACTCTTTCAATTGAATTTCGTGATAATATTGAAGTAAATAAAATTTCTGGCATATTATTTTTAGATTTCATTTGATATTTTGTTATTATTAATGATGGATAATAACATGATAAATAAGCATAATAATCACATAAATCCCAATAATGATGATTATAAATATAATTTCCAATTATATCACCATAAGATATAATTTCACTAATTTCTTTTAAAATACTCATCCAATTTTTGCTATTAATTGTTTTACGATAATTTAAATAATTAATATAATTTTGATGTATCATTAACGGTAATAAAACTTTTTCTTGATCAAAAAAATAAAGAGCATCATTAAACGATGTTTTTTCTGATAATAAAATTTTTGTAAAATCATATAATTCACTTTTTTTTATATTTTTTTGTAACACTATTTCACATATGGATTCTATATTATTATCCAAATCAGATTTACAAGAATAACTACCAAAAGATAAAAAATATAATATATGTGTTAAACGACGAAAATCATTTTGACTAATTTTAATAATATAATCTAATGATTTTTTACTTAAACTTAATTTATTTGTAGATATTATTTCTTTAGCCTTTTTTAATAATATTGTTTTATTTGGTTTAACAAATGTTATACAAATACAAAGTTTTATTAATTCATTCAAATTTTTAAAATATGAACCTGAACCTATACAAATTATAGGAATTCGTTTCATTTTATTTTCTTTTACTGTATTTATTACGGATAATAAATGTTTTTTACTATAACTATTTATACCTTCGATTTCATCGATTATTATTGAAGACTGTTTATAATTTTCTGTCATAAATGAAATATTACGACAATAAAGAATTTTCTTTAAACTATCTTGAATATAAACCTTATTAGCAAAATCTAGAGCATTAAAATAATGAATATGATATCCATTATCTTTTAATATCTGTTTAGCAATATGTGTTTTGCCTATTCCCGATGAACCTGTTAATAATAATGGTTTATTATTTGATGGCTCATCTATATTTTTTAACCATAAATTTATTTCATTTATTTTCTTCTTATTACCATATATTATTGGATTATCTATCGTAAATGTATCTTCCCATTTATTATTATATCTCGAATCCATATATGATGTATTAAAGCTTATTATTTAATACATAACAACTAATTATAATTATAATAAACGCATATAAGAATATATAAATATAAAAATAAAATTAATTATTATATCTTATTAATAATTATGAAAATACAATACCAATATAAAGATACTAAATATACTGTCCTCATAACACAAAATGATACTATTGGGTATCTTAAAAAAAAAATTATTGCTTCTATTCATAATGAAAAAATTAATTATATTGATTTGAAAGTTATATGTGATAATCCAATTAGAGAATTCGGAAAATTAACAATTAATTCTGAAATCTTTCCAAGATATTGGGATAATAGAAAAATAGACCATTTTCCCAATAAATTAAGTGATATTTTTATTGAAATTATCTCAGTTCTTGATTATCAACCAAATATCAAAAAAAAAAAAAATTTTAATAAAAATACTAAAAATACTAAATATATTTTGCCATCACAAAAACAACGAAATATTACAAAAACAATATCTAAATCTAAATTAACATATAATTATAATACTGATTTTCCACCATTATGAAATAACTAAATATCTATTTTTATGACTTTTGTTTTTTTTGTATATTTTCGATTCTTTTCACGTTTAACTTTCTTAACATCCTTCTTATTATCTGGTTTTGCCTTAATTGTCTTTTTAATCCGCTGACTTGTTTCTTTTTTATCACCAACCTTCATTATATTTACTATATTCTTATCTATATAGATATAATTTTGGTCTATATATACTCTCCATATAGGACCTGTAGGAGATTTTAATAATAAAAATTTATCTTTGTCTTGTAATGCATTATTTTTTAACAACATTCCACCTTTATTTACTATCATATCTGTCTTTGATATATATCGAATCCAAGTTTTTTGAGGAATATTTTTTACTAAATTATTTCTTACTAAACAAAAATCTTTTGCTAAATTACTCATTTATATCTTATAATTTATATAAAAATTTTATTTATAATTTTATTTATAATTTAAAAAAACTAATATAATATAATATATACAAAATGCTTAATAATAATTTTGATACTAATCAAAATGAAAATGAAAATGTAAATGAAAATGAAAATGTAAATGAAAATGTAAATGAAAATGTAAATAAAAATGTAAATGAA